ATCCAGCGCCGATCCGGCTCTTGCAACGAGGACTGGATGGGAGCCGACAAGTTTCCACTCCGTTACTGAGTTCTGAGTGACGATGTAGTATTCCGGAACTCCCGGCCACCCCGCGATGTCCTTCTCGCTTGGACGAGCAGTATTGGACGGATGAGTGTGAAACACTCCTCGAATGATACCATCCCCGACCGCTTTCCGCACGTCCTTGTTTCGCATCGCGAACTCGGACTTTCCTGCGCTCAGCTTCTTCGCGTAGTTCAGAACGTCTACGACTTCGCCGGTGTCCAGGATTACCCCGCATCGCTCTTCATCGGGGCTCCACCGCTTCAGAAGCTCGCTCGTGAGATCATCCATTCCGGCGAGCGGCTTTCTTCCGGCGCTGAGGACGGCGTTTCTTTGGCTTCTGCGTCCAGTCGTAAGTTCGCTTTCCGGCGACAGAGTGAACGTTGTAGTTGACGATCGCCTTGTTTCGCTTGTTCTTGCTCCCCTTCGCTCGATCGGCTGCTGAATTGTACCGAACGATGTACGTTGGAAGAGAATTGCGATCAGTTCCGACTCGACTGTACGAAGGTCCAACGATCCCAGAGGAGCTCGGCTTCATTCGCTCTCCGCCAGTGAGCCGGCGAACCACTCGGTTCTGAGCTCGCTTCGTAGCTTTCAGCTTTCCACCAGGCGTGGCGGCGACAGTGTCTGGAACACGCTTAGACAACAGAAGCTGAGCGTGCTCTTGAGCCTGAGCGATGTTCTTCGCCTTCTTCTGACCGCTCTTCGTGTCAGTTCTCACGTAGAACCCGAAGGACACTCGGCGGTTCTTGGTGATCCCCAGACCGGCGTTCACGCCGACGGTATTGTGACCGAGCCCATGTCGCCGGTAAGGAACGAATCCTCCGCCACGGGCGCGAGCCTTGGCGTGAAGACCCGGACCGGTGAACTGGCCGAGGGCATTACGCTTCTGACGACGCCACCCTCCAAGGGCATTTCCCCATCTAGCCATCAGCGCTTCCTCTTCCTCGCCGTCTTCTTGCGCTTCACTGCTCGCGTCGCGCCGGTGCTCTTCGTTGGTAGTCTACGATACCGAACCTTCTTCGGTCCTGGTGTCTTGTGGGCGTGCCTCCTGGCCCACGGCTTCTTCGTCGCGAAGGCCCATCGGTCTTCGCCACTGTTTCTTGGAGTGGAAGCGCTTGCTTCCGCCCTTACGTCGTTTCCGAGACACAGCGGTCATACCCTCCTAGCTCCAGATAAGCTCTGGCTCGCTTCATGTAACTCTCGTCCTCGATTCTTCCTAGGGCGAAGTTGCATGACCGGCAAAGAATCCCTCGAACAAACAGTTCCTTGTGGCAATGATCCACAACCGTGTCCGAGATCTCCTTGATCGGCTCCAAGCACAGAGGGCACATACAACATTGCTCCTCCATGATCTGGTCGTAAAGCGGCTTCGTTATTCCATAACGACGATACCGAGCTTGCCAAGCCTTGTTCGGGGTGCAAACCTTGCAAACCATCTGCCGATTGCTATCTGGCCAAAAGTTCTGCCCACACGCCTTGCAATCTCTTGACGAAGCTACATTCAATTGTGTTGGGGATGGCATAGGCTAAAGCCTACCACACTTTAGCTTACGCCCTCCACTGCTTCTTAGAGTAGAACCTCTTGGATCCTCCCTTGCGACGCTTCTTAGCCACGAGCTACCTCCTCTGGATTCTCCACAGATCGTCCTCTCCGTGACCGTAAGGGATTGCGTTGATCCGGCCAGCCTTCTTCGTCGATCGCTCGCCGTTCCAACTGGGGATTGAAGAGAGACCTTCCTTCTTTAGGATCTCCTCCCACATCTGCACCGCTTCTTTGCTCGTGGGGGTTCGAGGCTTCAGCGGCTGCTGAGTGACTCCACGGCCAGCCGTAAGGTTCACGTTTCCGGGAACCACGCCTCCGAAGGAGTAGTGGCCTGCCCGGCGAGAGGCGTCGCGAGCAGCCGAAGACTCTCTAGCCACCCTCTCGGAAGTGCTCTCCGGAGGTACGTAGCTCCAGTTCGGCCCGTTGTTCTGGCGAGTGTGCCTCTTCGCGTGCTTCGCTGCCGACTTCGGGTTCTGTGCAGCGCGACCCTTTCGGCTTCGGCTCGCCGCCTTACGATCCATTCGGCGACGTGCGTACAACTCCTCGGGATTCACGTACATCTGATTGACAGACATCGCCCGAGAGATCGCGTCTTGGTCGTTCTTCAGAGCTGCCGTGTCAATAGTGATGATCCTTGACTCCGGATGAAGCTGAACCACTCCGCTGTAGCGAGACTTCGAAGAGGTGGAGTGACGCTTCGATTGAGGAGAGCCGCTCCGAACGTCCCCGGCGGAGATCGACACCTTGCTGCCAGACGATCCAGAATTCGCTCGAGACTTACCGGCGTTGTTTCCAACGCTGATTCGATTGACTTCCTCAACGAATCTCTGTCGACTTTTACGAGTGCTCGTAGAGGGAAATTCGAAAGCGTCGAATTCCCCTCCATTGTAGTTGTTTTCCTCTTCCTTCTCGCCGCTCCAATTGATTGGCTGATGAGGAGTCGTGATCTTGCTACGAGTAGGGCGAGGGTCGTTCATTCCGCTAGCGCCGACAGGAAGTTGCATCCTTCCGGAGCTGTGGCCTTCCGCCAGGCTGCGCGAAGCAGCCATTGGTCGCGGAGCCATCTCGTTTCGCTTGCCGATCCCGTGCTGATCGACTTCCTGGTAGCGACGCATCTCGCCCAGACTCTTCTGAATCGCAACGGTCGATCCGGCGAGAGTCGCAGCGCCCTTCGCTCCCTTGACGACGTCGTTGACGTAGCTTCGGTCCTTGGCCTTCACCTTGGACGAGGCGACAGAAGAAACAGTCTTGACAGATGGCTTCCGGATGGTTTTGGAGCGATTGCCCGCGTACACGTCGATCGTTCCGATAGACTTCGCGGCTCCGTAATCCACGGCTGCCGTTCCTGTGCGACCACGAAACTTGACCTTGCCGCTGACCACGCCTCCGTCGCGATTGACCGACAGAGCCCCGGTGCGATGCGCCACGTATCCGGCCCCGGCCACGACGCCGACCGCTGCGCTCGCTACGGCAACCTTCTTGACGGTAGCCTTGCGCTTGGCAGACCGCTCTCGCTTCGCCTTGTTCTCGAGGTACTGAGCCCGTCGCTGTCCTGGGGTTGAAGCGGCAGGCTTTCGCTTCTTGGAGGAAACGCTCTTCTTGGCAGCCTTCGACAAACTCTTTCCGCTGAAGCCGGAGGAGAACTTTCCACCGACTCGGTTCTGGAGCTTATATCCGCCGAGGGCGTTCCCCCAAGCCTTGCCGATTCTCCTAGCCATTCTTTACCTCCACGAACAGTGTACCTGCCCGCCTACTTGGTGCGGTTCGTTGCCTTGGACAAGAGCTGGCTGGTTCCCCGCTTCGCCCTCTCGCCCGGCTTCTGCTTCACGCCGTTCACCATGATCCTGCGGCTGTTCACCAACCCGACTCGTCGTTTAGCGCCAACGCCGAACGACTGATTTCGGATCGCGAACTTTCTCATCTTGAAAGCCATGCTGTTCCTCAGATCACGAATCCTATCTTGTTTGCAGCTCTCTTCGCCTTCGACACCTGCTGGTAAACGTTCACCGTCCCCGATCGTGATCGAGGAGCCTGGCTCTTTCTGATCCTCGTCGAAGAAGAAAACGAAACGATGCCAGATCTTGCCCGAGCGACGTTAGCCGAGGCGTAAGCGTGTCGTCCTCCGCCACGGAGAGAAATAGCGTGAAGGCCAGAGTTGCTCTCTGCCCTGATGGCTCCGCTCTTCACCCCGTAAGCTACCGCGCCGACAGCGACAGCTCCGGCTGCGATCTTCATCGCGTTGCGCTTCTTGCGGCTTGAGCCGATGTCGGCCAGGTATTGATCCTTGGAACGGCGGTTCCGAGACTTCTTCAGACCCTTTGACATCTTGTAGGTGGCGGTGCTGCGCCCGACCGACGATTTAACGCCTCTCTGTGCGCGCTGGAGGCCATAGGACTGCATCCTTGGGCTGCCGCTGCTACGCCCCAGCGTGTACGCTGCTGCCCCGATCGCGATGTCCTTGCTCCTGCGAGGACTAGTGGTAACGAACTCACGACCGCGAGCCTTGGCAGAGCCTTTAACGCGAGCTCTGTGAGCCTTGGCGTTCGCCTTCTTTCGAGAGCGATGGGCCTTTCCGGCAACCGACCGCTTGTTCACAGAGCTCTTCGCGAATCCAACGACTCCAGACCCGAACTGCCCGCGAGCATTTCGCTTCTGCTTCCGCCAGCCGCCCAGGGCGTTTCCCCATCGAGCCATCTAGATCACCACCCCAGCCTTCGCGCCAGTCTTCTTCTTGGCCGTCTTCTTCTTGGCTCTCGATGCCTTCTCGTACCTCTTTCGATGAGCAATGGCGTTTGACCTGCCAATGCTCTCCATGATCTCTGTGATCTCCTCAGACGACATCGAAGAGCGAGGAGAAATCCCCGCTCCGAGAGCCTTGTTTCGCTCTACGAATTTCTGGCCTCCGTCAGACCTGTCCGAAGCCGCCACTGGACGGTATCCATTGATTCTTGCCGAACGAATCTGCCGGTTGACGATGCCCTGAGACACCCCCTTCCCACGGCTCCCCGGAGCGACGTAGAGAAAGTCGATCGTCGCCGTCTTGCCCAGCCCGTGAACGCTCTGGGCGCTCCCTCTGTACTCTGCCCCTCGATACGCCGTCGTTGTCGAGGTGTATCCCAAAAGTCCTCTGGAGTAAGTGGTCTCGTAGGTGGTTCCGTTGCGGCGAGACTTTGTCGTCGTTGTCTTGCGGACCCCCTTCTTGAACTGCCCCTTAGCGTTTCTCTTCTGCCTGCGCCATCCGCCCAGCGCGTTACCCCAAACAGTCATGGCGACTACCGCTTCTTCCTCCGGGCCGAAGACTTCTTGCTCTTCAGGGCACCCTTGCCAATCGACTTGGCTGTTTTGATGTCGTTCTTGACACGTTGGCGAACGCTCGGGCTTCGCTTTTTCTTCTTACCAGTGCCATTCCGCTTCTTGCTCTTCAGGGCACCCTTGCCAATCGACTTGGCTGTTTTGATGTCGTTCTTGACACGTTGGCGAACGCTCGGGCTTCGCTTTTTCTTCTTACCAGTGCCCTTCCGCTTCTTCGCGGAGGCTGCCTGAGCCTTGAGGATTGCGGCTCGGCGAGCCGGGGTCATGCGGTACGGTCCCCACGCCATTGATTTCTCCTAGATATAGTTCAGCCCGGACAGGCTACTTTCGTAGCCCTCCGGGCTGACTCGATGACACTGTCACCTATGCGGACATTATACCATTGCCTGATCCTGTCCCTGCATCGTGTCGCCTCCAACGAATCCTTCGGGCAACTCGCCAGCGCCAGGCGTCAGCGATCGGTCCGGAGGTTCGGCTTCCTGAGCGTAGCGGTTCGTGTCTCCACTCTGTGCTGCCGCCAAGGCTGCCGCGTCGATGAGGACTTGCTTCTCGTCCCCGGCTGCGAACTTGTATCCCAGCTTCTGGAGCTCTGCCTGAGCCATCGCGATAGTGATGAGGTTGGACGTGAACAGAAGCATGACCTCCTGAACCCGCGCTTCGCGATTGACAGGCATGGCGTCTTCCACGTGAGAGGTGATCGTCACTTCTTCGTCGAACGAAATGCCCTCGTACGCTGGGAACCACTGCGACTTCAAGTCGTAGAGGAAATGGTCGATCGTGCCGAGGATCTCTCCCTCTTTCTCCTCTGCTGCTGCGAGCATCGGTGCCAGCTGGAGAGCCAACGAGATTCCGGACTCGGCGACTGTCACGTCCACCTTGCCCGCTGCGATGTCAGGAATGCCGTTGGCCTCCTGCGCACCGTTCTTCAGTTCCTGCATCAGCTCGAGGGCTGGAGACACAGACCCCACGCCCGTCACTCGCTCGAACTTCCCTCCGGTCTTGATCTCCGCCACGGCACCCGGTCCCAGCTCCCACTGACCTGTCGAGCCGTCGTCGTTCTGCGGAGGGCGAGAGTCCGTGACGTAGATGCCCAATCCCTGAAGCACCATCGTCAGCTGAGTGTCGCTGATGTCCTGATTGATCCCCTGAATGAGCGTCTCGATACCAGCGATCTCGCTGTTACCGAAGATCTCCCCGTCCACTGAGATGTTCTTCCAGTGATAGACGGGGAGGCTCGTGATCTGCTGAGGGAGCTGGAACATCGGCACGTCCTCCGGGACTGTCGCTCGTTCCAGGTCTTCCTTCTTCATGTTGCGGTCGTCCCACTTACCGATCTCCCAGTGGGTAACTTCCGTCCACACTCCCTGAGGAGCGCCGATCGTCTGCTCGTACTGCTGAGTGGACTGATTGTACGACACTCCGCCCTTCAGATACGTACGACGCCGTGCGATCGTCTTGGTCCGGTCTTCCTTCTCGCGAGTGTCTCGCACTACCTCGACGATGTGACACCCGATGATGCGATTCCTGTCCTGTGGGTCCAGGATCGGGAAGTAGTTTCCGGGATTGAGCTCGTGAATCGAGAGGCGGCTGAACTGCTCTTTCGTCGGGTCGGCCGTGATGTACAACATCGCGTCGCCACGAATGAGCCCCATCCGTTTCAGATTCTTGAACTTCGAGTACATCTTCTCTCGTTTGAAGAGGTTCTCCATCCGCAGGATGAGTTCCCCTTCCGCCTCGTCATTTCCTCGCGGAGGAACGACGAACGCGAACTTCTTGCACAGAAAGCGATTCATCGATTCGATGATCTTCTTCGCTGTGGGAATGTAGACAGGCTCGCTGTCTTCGCCACGGAGCATCACCTTGAACGTCTCCGGACGATTGTAGTAGAAATCCTCGTACAGAGCGTACGAGCGAATGCGGTCCAAGTCCCCGGGACTTCCCGCCAGGTTCGAGGTCGGCGTTCCCACCTTCTCGATGTATGGCTTCGCAGTAGCGTACTGGCTGCTCGGCCCGAGTGGAGCTGTCATCTCCGCTTCCTTCCAAATGAGGCACGAGACACCCGACCCGGACCAGCGTCGTCCTGAGGAGTGCTGAAGTGTCCTGCGAAGAACCGACCCAATGCCTCAGGCGAATGGTCGTCTTTCTTCAGCGGCTTCTCCTGGCCCGGAACAGAGTTCAACTCTTTCTCGTCGGGGTAACGATATTCGTTCATCTCGTAAATAGACATTGTACACGAGCGGTCCCACATGATCTGTGGTCGACGATCGAATGTCTTGCCGTCAGAGCGCAAAGTGCGCGGTACGTGAGTGTTCCACTCCTTAAGAGCGCCCCGAATTGCGTCCAGCCGGTGGTTGAGATCGCCGCCCGTGCCCCCGCGCCAGCTTAGCCCCAAAGTATCGCTGAGCACCGCGCTATCGCCCGGCGATGCCGGGTCAGGGTAAAAGGCTAGCACCCCCTTGTGCAGGCCCCTGGCCTTGATTTCGTCTGCGAACTCCTGAGCTGTGTATTCTCTCACGTATAGTTCGCGAATGACGTTGATCTCGCCGAAAGGCCCAACCTGAATGACGAGCCAAACGTTCGGGTTGCGATATCCGTAGTCCACTGCGGCGAAGGTGGGCCACGAAGGATTGTACGGAAGATCGCCTACGTGGATCTCCTCGTCGAAGTCCTTGAACACGCGCCCCACGAAGTCCGTGAAGTCTGCTGCGATCTCCTGATTGAACGACTGAGTAGACATCGAGGACATGAGGTCCAGAATCTCGCTGTCCACCGCCAGATCGTACCTGTCGCACAGTCGACGGAGCAGCGACTTGGTCATGTCCTCGTCTTCGTTGTCCACGCGATTCGCGATCCAGTCCATCATGCTGGGCGAGGCCAGCAGTTCCTGGAGCTTCTTGACGTCCTTGATCCTGGTGGGCGTCTTGTAGACGTAGGGGTTCACCCACGACGGCATCCGGAAGCTCGCCCAGTCTGGATTATGCGGATCGCGTCCACGATTCCACATGTCGTAGAAGTGATTCTTTCCTTCAGGCGTGCTCGTGTGCAGCGACCACCCGTTGAAGTCCGCCAGGGTGGGGCGAATGTACTTCACCCAGACTGTCTGCTTCATCTTCGCGGCCTCGGCCATGATCACCCCGGACAGACCCTCGCCGACTAGGGTGGAAGGATACTTGGCGGACTTCGCGTGAACCTGGAACATGCCGTCCCACAGAGAGATGTGCATGTTTCCGCCGATGGGGTCGTTGTACGAGCCCGGCTTGTCCATCGGTACTTCCAGGCGAGTGAGCTCGTTCCACAGAACGCGGAACTCTTTCTCTGAGTCCGTGTACTCCGGCCCTACGATCCAGAACTCACGGCGCTTCATCTCGCGACGTAGCCTGTCTTTCTGGAAGAACGTGTACAACGCTTCGGGAACGAGCTCGTGTCCACCTACGTCGCTCTTGCCGAAACGACGCCCACAACTCGCCACGCGATGTCGCGCTGTGCTCTCTGCGATGAGAAGCTGACCCCGATGCGGCCTCCAGCCGATCGCGTCGAGCACTTCCCACTTGTCGAAGATCTTGGGCTTAGACTCAGCCTCGTATGTTGCCCTCATGCGCCCCATGATACCAGAATAGAAGAAGACCCCACTCATGGCGGTGAGAGAGTGGGGTCTTCGTGGTTGCTCGCGCCAATATCAAGAACCGGGGTGAGTCAGGTCTCGTAAGGCTGCGTCACAACCATTCTCCTACGATGCCTTGCCCTCATCGTATTGCGGAGAAGAGAGTACTCCCCGGCTCAGCAGTGACCTGAGAGATACCGAGCCGGGGAGAGTCTCGTCACACAGAACCGGCGTTGCCCGGATTGTGCGGAGCGGCCGAAGGCTCGTAGGTCCCGCCTCCCAGGGAACCCTTGATCTTCGACCCCGAGGAGTCTGCCGAGAATCGACGCTGACTGGAGTTCGGTCCCTTGGTCAGAGCTCCGGCCAGCCCTCCGGCGAACACTGCTCGAGCGTCGCGATCCGCGCTGAACTCCTCACGCGGGATCGGGCGGATCTTCTTGCCATTCAGCGCGTAGGTGTCCTTACGCTGCTTCTTCGCGTAAGGGTCCTTGATGATCGCCATGTCGATTGTCCTTCCGTATCCCTGCGCTACCAGCTTACCACATCAGACGGTATGACGACCGGCTCGCCTGGCTACACGAAGATCGCGCTCCATTTCCGGAGGGCCAGGGAACACGTTCAGCTCGATCTTCGGCTCGGCCACGGACTTCTTGCAGTGGACGTAACATCCCGCTGGGTACTCTTCCTGAGTACCGTGCTCCCAGTGCCCATTGCCGTCCAGAGGCCTGTTCGCC